ACAGAAACAAAGTGCATAAGAAATGCGACCAACAAAGTGGTCGCATCAACTTGTAATTTTTTAATTATTTAACCTGTCTACTTGACAGAGGTCGGTTCAGTAAGAGTGTCTTTTTATATTAATTACGTTTAAGTTAATTCGCTTAATTGGCATTATACGTATTAGTTCAACTACAAATTGGAATTTATCCCCACTTTATATATTCTCTGAGTTCAATCTTAAAAAATAAAAAAACTGGAGCCATTTCGGTTGGTTCTCTAATGATTCTTTTATATACTCAATGGTTCTTTTTCCAACTCGCCTATCTAAAATGGCAAACATTCTTTCTATTGGATTTTCGGAATTTATACTATCTTTTATAGTTTGATTTCGATAATTTTCAAGTGCATCACAAAATTCGTTATCTGTATATTCCGTTCGTGATTGCATGGGTACAGTATCCATAAGCGGCCAAAACTCATCCCAATATTCGCCAATGCCAAAAGGATTAAGATTTTTCTTATATCCATTATCAATGAAATATGTATTAACTGTTTCCCAAGAAAATTGTTTTACCAATTTGTTATCAATGTAAATTTCAAAAATATGACACCCATCCATTCCAACATATGAAGTACAGTTATATCGAACTCGCCCGTGTAGACATTCGGCAAGCATTTCTTGTTCAAGATATTTACGCATACCACTCCAAGAACCTAATATTTTACCCATTCAATCACCTCACAAATTCCTATTTATCAGTATGATATTATTATTGTTAGTTCATAATTTATTTCTCGTGTAACGGAACATTTGAATAATGCAAATTGTTAAAAATTATAACATCTTCATTTTACATATTATTTGTAACTAAATATATTTTTTATATTAGATTTAAAACTTGAAAATATCATTTTCTCTTAATACTAACGGAGTATTCTTCTGAATTAGTTTTATATTTTGATATAAATCCTTCGCTATCTCTAAAAAACTCACATTCAAAAGAATCAAATATTTTACACGACGGTGTATATCTTTGCATAATTAATTTTGATAATATTCCATCATTGTATAAATAAATTTCTGAAGTTATTTCAGTACAATATTTTGCTATATTTTTAGAAACTTCAATATTTGGCAAACCTAAATATCTATAAAAGTTACATAATGAAAAATCATATCTTAAAATCAATCCATTTTCATATAAGCATCTTGAAATGCAGTGAAGCATTCCTTCATGAAACATCAAAGAATACTCAACACCATTTTCTCTGATAAAATATTCTTCATCACGAATACCAATAATTGAATCAGCCTGTCTTACACTGATTAAGTTATCATCTTTGTCAAAAGCATACTCATATGAAAATTTTGAATCTTTGGGAGTCCTCTTTAACAAACGACCTCTGTTGCAATTGCCTATAACTAAATCAAATGTTGGACTTGGACAATAATACCCACGATGCATTGTTTCTCCACCTCTTGAATATTCAAATCTAACAGTATTATTTTCCGCTTCTTGTTTTAATAAGTCATATTTATCTTTGTAATCAGCTACTTTATATACTTCTAAAATTAGGTTATTCATTTTTTTTATTTTACCAGAATCAAGTTTATTGTTATTTATCATTTGTCACCTCTGAATAAAATGCTACTACCTATAAAACTTTTACTTTTGCGACCTATAATTTGAATATTCCGAATATACTAATAAATACTTATCGGATTAACATTAAAATTTACTTTAGTGATATTCCAATTAAACCTAAAATTGATGCTAATACACCTACAACACCCATAAACTGTAATAATCTGAGTAATTGTGGTTGAACTTCTTCTACCCGTTTGTACTTCCACCTATTCAACAACCGCCACAATATTATAAAACAAATAAGTCCAGTGATACCTAAACATACTGAACAAAATAGAAAAGCTTTAGATAATATTTCATACTTATTTATGATTATCACCTCAAAATTTGTTAGCACTCAATTTTTACTATTTTATAATATTCCCCTTTTTAGATTTTAATATCATACGATAAGTGTAATATTATATAGCCGATAGTCTGTTTGTGGCAAACAAGTATGTTAAATTCCAGAAGGTAATATATCATCAATAAACAATTCAACTTTAGGTTTTGCTATTCCAATAAACTGTTTGTGTATCTCCCATTGTTCCAAGAGATCTCCTATTGCCATAAGCCACACATCTTCTTCATTCCTGCCAAGTTGCGTAACACCATAATAAATGAGTCGAGCAAACAACTCTTCATCGCTTACTCGACTAATTCGTTTTTTGATTCAATTTCCTCAGACTCAACATATCTCTTTGTGCCTTTAAACATTGCTTCAATTATTGCCCCCTTGTATGTTGCTAATTCAAGTGGAGAAGTTAACAGCTCAACATCATCTTCTTTAAGAAGCTCCTTCTTATCATCCTTATTCTGCAAATTATGAATCATCAAGCTTTGATTTGCAAGAAGAGTGATAAGCCACACAATCTCATCAAGAGCCATTTCAAAGTTCTCTGATTTCATAAGCTTCTCACCGAGATTTTCAAGTCCGCCATACCTCTTAGCTATTTCTTTAGTTGCTCTTGTAGTCAGTATAAGCTTGTATTCAACTCCTCCTATGGCAATAACGCTGCTTCTTTCATTATCCATTTTTCAATACCCCCTATGGTGTAACTGTAAATTCTGGTTCGTAAACTTCCGTAAACCATCCTGTTATTGTTGCCGCTAAAACTCCCGTATCATCCTCATTTACTTCAGCTTTCCAAGGGTGGTTCCCGTTATCATCAACTTTATTCCTTCTCATTACAGTTCCTTCTATTGTAGGTGTTTGGAATGTTATACTGTCTCCCTTAGTCTGAAGATTTGTTGCAGGTATTCCGAATTTGACTTTATAAAGCCAGAAGTATCTGTATTTTCCATTTGCCTTCTTTGCTCTGAAGCCTATTGCTACAGGTTCACCTCCGTCTTCACTTGTAGATATTAACACCTTATTATCATCAATTTTAGCTCCGGTCAAGTCTCCTGCAGCAGTTGAACCAATGTCATCAATACCGAGCGAAAGTTTCCCATTCTTAAATTCTTTAACTACTACAGCAGCTCCGTCATCTGCATAAAGAATTGCTTCAGCAAGTTCTATTGATAAATCAGCTTTAATTGCTTTAGCAAGCTTTACAGGTGTTGCATATGTTTCTGTTCCGTCAGTGTCTTCAGTAATCTTTGAATAATATAAGCTATCAAGTCCTATTGTTGCCATTTTCATTCCTCCAATTTATATAATTTTGCCACATCAATGGCACTATGATGATATCCGGTATCATCTTCATAACCGATATATCGGCGGTCTGTAATACTAAATTCTTCACTCAATAAAGTACAGATAATTGTTTTTTTAAGTTGTGTATAATTACCCTTAGTAAAAATGGACAGTCTTGCTTCTTGTATCTCGTACCCAGCGGAGTTATCTCCATGAAGCTCAAAGGTATCAACAAGAGGTGTAATAACCATATATTCATCAGGGGGAGTATCGGAAAATACCCCTGTCTCTATTGGGACTAAGGGTGAAATAAGAGTATTTAATTCTTCTAACATACTCATATGTTTTCTACCTCCTTGTCAAATGCATCAATCATTGCATCTATGCAAGCTTTTTTGCTTGCAGATTTAGCTGGCTTTAGAAATGGTTTTGGTGGCTGACCGCTTTTCCCGTATTCTAAAACACCAGCGATCATTGCATTGCTTTTACCATCAGAACGTGATTCGGAAAAACCAACCTTGACATTGAAATTACCGTCCTTATCCATTAAAGCAGGGGATACACCAAGTGATGAAACAAGTTCACCTGTAGAACGACTTTCTCCTTTTATATTAGTGCTAATAATACTTTGTAAGTTAGACTTAACTTTTTCTTCTACTACTTTACCGCCAGCTTCAAGCACCTTAGGAATTATTTCATCTGTCTTATCACCAAGCTTTGAAATCTTCAAAAGAAATTCTTCGGGCATTTTCATAAAAGTCTTAGCCACTTGGCTTCACCTCCTTTGCCAATACTTCAATATACATACCGCGGTTTTTTACATCTTCAACAGAGATTATTTCATATCGTTCATCACCTATTAAGATAATCAAAGCTGTTGTAATCTCAACACCGGGAATACAGCGAAAACGAAATAGGTCAGTGGACTCTGTGAAAGAAGCCCTGTTAGCCCATTTTTCAGTTCCATGACGTCTCTCTCTATATGCTCGAACCGAAGCGATAATCACATCGGTTTCAGCAGAAAAGCCTTCGGAATCTTTAACAGTAACTTTTTCTACTATTTCAATGGAAGTATTCATTTTGCCAAAACTCATAGGCTACACCTTCCAATCCCGGTCAAGCCTTAAGAGCAGATTTACTGTATTCCAAACTTGTCCCGCAGCTTGAACATTATCTGAATAAAAACCTCCTGTGCTGCCATCCCTTGATTCATAGAAGTGGGAAGACAGCATAATCACTGCTTGTTCAGTTGTAGGGGGCATTTGATTGTCCGTGTAGAAATCTTCAGGAAGATGCTGATAACTCTCGGCATATTTTACAGCGGAGGTGATATATATTTGCAAAATTTCATCATCTTCTGTGTGCTCAAGAATCAGGTTAGCTTTCACTTTTTCGAATAGTGTCATATCACCACCGTCCTTTCTTAAGGTGTATCAGCAGTCATTAATCCAGCGGTTTTTAGTTTAGAAAGAAGTGAATTAAAGTCAGTAAGCAGTCCTGCCACATCTGATGCTGTGCTATCAGCTTGATTTTCAGCTACAGGCATATCCGGCACAACAGGGTAAGAAGGAACATAAAGGTTTCCGTCTTCTCCAATTTTTGCAGGAACAGTATCTGTTTCTGTTTTTGATGAGGCTTTAATGCCTCCAAGTGTAGTTTCAGTTGCTGCGGTTAACCCTGAAGAAGGGAGCCCCGTTACCGAAGCTCCTTCTTTAATTTCCAGAACACCACCGATTACTGTTTTATCTCCGCCTTGCTCTGTATAATTTTTAGTGTTATAACTCATAAGACACCTCCATTATGCTTTTTGCTGAAGCACTTTAATGGCTTCAGGCAGAATCAGCTTTCCATCCACACGTTGAGTTGCAACAAAACCAACTTGACCTGTTACAGCATAGAGCTCATTAAGTCTCTTAAACACACGCCCTTGACGGTCAGCAACCCAGTAGTAGCCTAAATCACCAAATACTATGGTCTTAGCTGCTGAAGCAATAGTAGGAACATAGGCTGACGTGTATATAGGTCTATTAAGTATCATATCAGGAGTACCTACCTGTAAAGATGGCTGCCATAGGTACTGACCTTGACCATCTTTTAGTTTGCGGATTGTTTTTACAGTAGCATCATTCATGATGAATACCGACTTATTTCTGTATGGTGCTTTTAGTGAATAAAACAGGTCAAGTATTTCATCAAGTGTAATAGCAGTAGCTCCTGCAGTAGTAACGCCAAGTTGAGCACCACCAGTTGCTGCAAGTATACCGGTTGGTTTTCCTGTGCCATCACCGGAGAAAAATGCTTCTTCTTCCTTATTACCTATACGTCTTGCAAATTCTTTTGAAATATAGGATTCAAGATTAAACACACTATCATTGAGAAGTTCCTCGGAAACCTTTATCAAAGTCCCTAATTTATACGCACCGATTGATACTTGAGCAAAGCTGTCATCACTATCAGGAATTGCACCTTCTTCATCAACCCATGATGCAGTACCTTTAGAAGCTACCACAGGAATTTTTCTGTCTCCAGTGGAAGTCGTAATAACATGGGCTAATTTACGGAATATATTTTCTTCTTCTAATGCTTCAACAAGAGTTCTTTCAAACTCATCGGGTACTAAATATCCACCTTCAGTATCAGTTCCAATCTGAAGAGCATTTCTTATGGTTGTATCAAGACCTTCACCAGCACGAGTACGCATAGCATTCCAGAATGCTTTTTTGTATTCATCAGATGCCCTGCCAGTCTTTTCCTCCATGTTGGGAGTTTTAGGTTTGCCAGTTAAAGGATTGGCAGTAGGGGCATTTAGCTCAGCATCAAGTATTGCCTGTTTTTCTAAACGGTCTATTTCTTTGCCAAGAGCTATTACATCAGTTTCCATTTTGTTGTATGTTGCTTCATCTTCAGCAGAAATAAGGCCGTCGTTGCCACGTTTTGTATCTAAAAATGCTTTAGTAGCATCCCATGCTTTTGCGCGTTTTTCACGCAGTTCTAAAATCTTATTCATAATATTTTCCTCCTAATTAATGAATGATGTTGTTTAGCCGCTTTTCAAGATCAGCAGCAGAAATACCTGCCGGTTCAGCAGGCGAATTATTCTTTGGACAAATTTTGTTAAACAAAGAATTTGTAACAGCTCGTCGACTGAAAGCATAAGTAAAATCATCAGTCTGAATTCGCTTTTTCTCATCTATTAAAATGTCATCTGCAAAACCAAGTTCAATAGCCTTATTGGCATTAAGCCATGTTTCAGCATCCATAAGATGAGAAAGCTTCGCCCTGGATTGCCCAGTTTTAATTTCATAAGCATTGATGATACTTTCTTTTACCTCTGATAGCATAGAGACAGCTTTTTGCATTTCCTCACTGTCACCGATTGCTACTGTTAGGGGATTATGCACCATCATAAGGGCAGTAGGTGCCATTAATACAGTTGTTCCTGCCATAGCTATTACTGAAGCAGCAGAAGCTGCAATGCCGTCAATTTTTATAGTTACATTTCCTTTGTAGTCCATGAGCATGGAATAAATTTGACTGGCAGCAATACAATCACCGCCAGGTGAATTAAGCCATATAACAATGTCACCCTCGCCGGCATTTAGGTCTGTTTTAAATGCATGTGGTGTGACATCATCATTAAACCATGACTCCTCAGCAATCACGCCGTCGAGGTAAAGTGTACGGGTTTCGGGGTTTTCATCCTTAACCCAGTTCCAGAATTTCTTCATTTTGTTTCCATCCTTTCTGTAGAATTTGCGAACGCACCAGCGTCCTGTAATTTAGTCATTGCACCGTTGATAAGATATAAATCGCCACCAAGTTCAGCAGAGATACGATCTAAATTTTCAAGTTCCCGAATATCATTACTACTCATCCAGCCGTTTTGCCTTGCAGTAGCATATCCGGTCATACGGCTTGCATAATCGCCACGGAGCAATCCATCCACGTTAAATTTAATGAAAATGTCAGGTTTTTCACTTTCCATTAGCAGTGAACGACACATAGTTTGTTCCCATCTAATAATCCACGGGTCAAGTGTGTATTTTACAAACTCCAATGATTGCTGCTCGATGTTTGAAAAAGAAGATTTCTCAAGGTCTGCAAGCATATGTGGTGGCACTCTGAAAATACGGGCAATTTCATTTATTTGAAACTTTCTTGTTTCTAAAAACTGTGCCTGTTCAGGTGAAATACCTATTGGTTGATATTTCATTCCTTCTTCAAGGACAGCTACTCGGTGAGAATTTGCAGAGCCTTGGTATGCCATGTTCCAGCTTTCTTTTACCTTCTGAGGGTCTTTAATAGTGCCAGGATGTTCCAATACACCGCCTGGAGTAGCACCATTTGCAAAGAACTTTGCTCCATATTCCTCAGTAGCCATAGATAAGCCCACTGCATTTTTAGCCATTGCAATAGGGGAGTAGCCTACTAGCCCATCAAACCCTAAACCCGGGATATGCAATACATCAGAAGGGTCAAGATAAACCAGACTATCTTTTCCGAGTGTTGGTACATCCTCAGTGTTTCTTTGGTACAAATAAAAGAGCCGACCATTTTTATCTCGGTCGACTGTCATTTTGTTAGGCATTAAAGGGTAGAGGGCGATAACTTCACAACGAGCATTTCTTATAATCTGAGCATAGGCATTGCCCCATAATAAAAGATGACTCATAAGCGTTTCTCTAAACGAAAATGAAGTCATCTCTGGATTTGGCTCATCATGGAGCAGTTTATATAAGGGGTGTTTTAAATACTTTTCTTTGCCTCCTGAACTATTGTATTTATACACATGAAGTGGAAGACAGGCCACTGTTTCAGCAAGTATCCTTACACAAGAGTATACAGCCGTCATTTGCATAGCGGTATGCTCGTTGACTTGTTTACCAGCAGTGGTTCCACCGAAGAAGAAGCTGTAGCGACTGCCAGATAAGCTATTTTGTGGTTTGTCCCTTGATTTAAAAAATCTATTTAATATTGATATTTGCATTTATTCACCTCCTGAAAATGAGCATAAAAAAACTGCTAAGTAGAAATAAATATTAGCAGTTTTTCTAAACATATTTTCTTTTATTATTATACATCTTCAAGTTCATCCATCCCGTCAAAATCATCTAACTCACTATTTTCATCACTGCCAACAGGTATACTATCAACAAACTCCTTACCGAAATAAGCCATAAAACCTAAAACTAAGCCTCCCGCAATAAGTTTTCCACCATATTTAAAAACATTCTTTTTAATACCAGGTAATGCAACGTTAATCAATGGATTAATTAGTTCACTCATCTTATTCACCTCCTCATCAAGTTTATCTATTTAAAAAATAATTCTATTCTTCATCCGTTGAATTTTTTTTATCCAATGTTGTTAGAAACCCACCAATTGTTGCAACTGCTGCCACACCAACACCTGCTATTAAACTACTTATTAAAGTTACAGGGATTGAGAAATCTTTTAAATTCTTCTCAAGCATATTTTTCCACAAATTTTTCGGTTTTTTTAATTCTTTTACTTTTACATTATCGATTAAATTTTGGCTTATAAATTTTATTTTTTCCTCATCATCAAGTTTCATAAAATGTACAAGGCCGCTTTCAATAACCATGCTTATTGGTATTTCACTTTCCTTGTACATGTCGACAACATAACTGTTAACCCTTGCACTAACAGTAGTTTTATCCTTTATGTCAGATATAAGTATAATTTCATTTTTTTGTTCGGTCATACAATCACCTCTCTATAGCAATATTATAGATGTATTTGTATTATTTGTCAATTATTATTTTTATTATTTCTATTTTTGTAATACGATATAGTTCATTGTATTACAATATTAATATTCCTCTTTCATCATAAACACTTCCACCGATGTTGCTTCCATTTCTTATTGCCCTGTCAAGCGCCATGATTGTTGCTACAGCACCGTCAATTTTCTCGGTGGACTTTTCCTTATCAGCCTTTATGTTTCCAGCTGGGTCTGTTCGTATAAAAATGTTATCCATCATCCACCTAAGCACGGGATGCCCGCCATGAGCAATTTTTTGTTCCAATGTAAGTTTCATCAACTCTTTAGTAGGTGGACTCATATCTTTAAACCCTTGACCGAATGGCACTACAGTAAACCCTAATCCCTCAAGGTTTTGTGTCATTTGTACAGCACCCCATCTATCAAAAGCTATTTCACGGATATTATATTTCATGTTTAGTTCCTCTATGAAACTTTCTATAAACCCGTAATGCACCACATTGCCTTCCGTAGTCTTAAGAAAGCCTTGTTTTTTCCATATATCATAATTTACATGGTCACGCCTTACCCTTAAATCGATGTTATCCTCCGGTATCCAAAAGAACGGTAGAACAGTATATTTATCGTCTTCATCAATCGGAGGGAACACAAGTACGAAAGCAGTAATGTCGGTAGATGAGGAGAGGTCAAGCCCGCCATAGCAAATTCGTCCTTGCAAAGATTCAGGGTCAACAGCAAATGCACAGGCATCCCATTTATCCATAGGCATCCAGCGTATAGCTTGCTTGACCCATTGATTCAGCCTAAGTTGTCTGAAGCTGTTTTCTTCTGCCGGGTTTTGCCTTGCTGATTCAAATGCCGCTTTAACTTTATCTATAGTAACGGTAATTCCTAATGATGGATTTGCTTTCTTCCATACCTTCGGATCTGTCCAATCATCTTCTGGAGCAGCCCCATATATAACAGGGTAAAAGGTAGGGTCATACTTTCTGCCATTTATAATATCCAGTGCTTTTTGATGTACCTCCCAACAAATACTGTTTTGGTTATCTCCTGCAGTAGTTATTAAAAAATACAGTGGCTGCATCCTTGCATCACCGCTGCCTTTAGTCATAACATCATAGAGCTTTCTATTTGGTTGTGTATGAAGTTCATCAAATACAACACCGTGGGTATTGAAACCATGCTTGTTGCTTACATCAGCTGATAGTACTTGATAAATACTGCCTGTTGGTTGATAAATAAGTCGCTTAGTTGAATCAAGAATTTTTACTCTTTTTGCTAAAGCCGGACACATTCTAACCATATCTGCTGCAACATTAAAAACTATGGATGCTTGATTTCTATCAGCAGCACATCCGTAAACTTCGGCTCTTTCCTCATTATCTCCACAAGTTAAGAGTAGGGCAACAGCCGCCGCAAGTTCACTTTTACCCATCTTTTTTGGTATTTCAACATAAGCAGTATTAAATTGTCGATAGCCATTAGGTTTAAGTGTACCAAACACATCCCTTATAATTTGCTCTTGCCAATCAATAAGTTCAAAAGGTTTACCAGCCCATGTACCTTTGGTATGGGAAAGTGCTTGTATAAAAGCTACTGCATAGTCAGCGGAGGACTTGTCATAAATAGAATCATCTGATTTAAATCGTGTCGGTGTATATTTTTTTAATTTTCGCAAGATGATGAATCCTCCTTTATAAGTTGAAATAAGAAAAGGGCTCATCGCCCTTTATCTTATGGTTGTTCTATTCTTCAATTTTCTTGCAGGAATCCTCACCAAAAACTATTCCAAGTGAGCTGTCGGAATCCCAGCTTACATGAATGGTTCCAATGTCATCGACGCTGGTTACCGTACCTTTAGTTCCAGGTTGCAGTTTGATGTAAGGGTCATTCATGTTAATTAATATTACTCTTGTACCCGGTGTGTAATAGCTTTTTAGTTGCATAAGCATTTCAGGGTGAATAATATTCATTGTTCACTCACCTCCTCATGCTTGTCATTCTCGCTTTTGAAAGCAGAACTACCTGTAAGTTTAGAAAGTAAAATTTTTCGCACAACTTTATATTCTGAACCAATAAAGCCGAGTCTAAGAAGGAAGCAGCGAAAAGCATATTTTTCATTTTCAACTGTTTTTTCAGTAGCACTGACTCTTTGGTTAGTTTTAGCCATTTTACAAAGAGCAGTTATAAAATGAGTGTATGCAGTTACTTCATCTTCGTTGCATTCTCCTCGAAACCAAGGGAAAGTTACAGTTTCATTGTCTGCAATGATTTGTATTGAATCAGTACATAAGGCTTTCTTTATAAGAGTCTTTTTACTCTCTACCAATCTGTTTAAATTTTCAAATGCTGCATCAGTAAAATCAGCCCTTGGCATTTGGATTGTTAGATTAATAGATTCTTCTGTTTCACACAAATCATTGTAAGCAGGAGGTTCCTTGTAATAAAAATTTGGGATGACCCTCCCACCAAGTGCTGCTTCATATGGAATTTGAAGATTATCAGGAATAGATTCAACTTGAGGAAGTGGGATTTCATATTCTTCCTTAACTGCTTTAAAGTCATGTAGTCCCAACAGGTCTTCTACAAGTTCAGAGTTATCTGGTCCGCTTAATACGCCATTTTTGTCCACATTGTAGCCAGCTATTTCATAAGCAAATGTAGGTGCGCCTAAGTATTTTGCTGAAATATTCAGTTCCTGACTTATTGCGTTTACCAGTGATTTTCTGTTTGAGCCCGTTAAGTTATAGTTTATTTGCATTTTTATACCACCTTTCATTTTTCGGTACTACATATATCACTCTAAAGGCTTCAAATTGCAAGTCATTTAGAGTATATTTCTGTAGTAAATATTCTACAATTAATCAGCGGTATTTTGCACAGATAACACAATACCTGAAAGAACAAAACAAACGCAGGGAAGAGCAACACCATTGCCCCACATTTTATATTCAGCTGCATCTGAATGCGGATTTTCAAGCCACTTAGTAATCTGCTTTCTTGTTTTTGGCTTGCTGCTTTTACCAATACTTTTACGATGAGTTTCCCAAACTTCAGTCCAGAATAAAATTTCATCTTCTGTTGGGTTTTCCGTTCCAAGATTAGCACACCAATAATCTGGGAAGCCTTGAAGCCTTGCACATTCTGTTGGTGTAAGTCTTCTGACTGTGTATTCAATACCGTCTGTATCATTAATAAGTGGAGGGTCTTTGTAATCAGTAGCAACAAGTGTATTTGCAAGTTCTTCTTCAGCGGTAGTAAAAAATGATGCCTTGCTTGAAGAGTAGGTAGGAGTTGCCACAGCACTAGGTCCCTGTGCATTTAGTGTTGATGTTATCCCGTCTTCCGTAATCCCAAGATTTCTGGCATAATTTTGACCGCAGTTGAATGATTCTCTATCAATAGCATAAACAACAGCGTGCTTATCCACAGTATTTAAAGTAAAGCTAATATTTTCATTAACACCATCACCCTGTGGACCGTTCTTATCTTTTCTACCTATCATAGAGCCTTGTAGGGCATAACTTTCTACAACAGCAATGCCACCTTGATTGCAGGAAGGATTCCCACCATTTCCATCGATGGTGCGTGAAGTATCTGCCTCGTATACACCGCTGTTTGGATTGGATGATTTCATGGAATTACTGTCTTTAGAACAGATACCATAGACCTTCGGAACAAATAATGTCTGGTCATTATTGCAGGATAGTGTTGCTGATTTATTATTTTGGATAAGGGCTCCTTTACCGCCACCATCACAGCCACAGCGAATTTTGAGAGTTTTAGGCATATCACCGACCACAAAAGGCTGATTATTACCACCTGTTCCATAAGTAGCAGATATAGTCGGTGCAATATCAATCGGTCCCGTAAAACGAGTATCTCTCCCATGATTATCAAAAACAGCTGTATCTATAACACAAGGCGGATGATGAGCCTTTGCTCGAAGAGTGCAAGTGACATCTTCTGTGATATCCATACGATTGCCACCCTGGTCATTTAAAATCACACTGCTTGTGTCTGTCTCTCTAATGCTGTTTTCAGAACAACTGGCAGTTCTTTGCCACGAGTTGAAGCTCTCCTTAGAATACCCAGACAAGCCTTCTGACTTAAATAATATTTCTCCAGCACTCCCACCTGCAAAATCTGCGACAAGAAAGATGCGTTTTCTTCGTTGGGGAACTCCCCAGTATTGAGCGTCAAGCACTCTCCAGGCAATGGAGAAATTATCTCCCATGACATTTCCTGCCTGCAGCCACTTATCAGCATTAGGAACTGATATGGTTTCATCTTTGATTTGACAGATGCTTTCAAGGACTGCCTTGAAGTCTCCTCCTTTATTTGATGAGAAGGCGCCGGGGACATTTTCCCAGACTGCGTACCTTGGATATTGTCCATTAGTTTTATTCCTCATTTCTTTTATAACTCGTATTGCTTCATAAAAAAGCACGGATTGTTCTCCTCCAAGACCAGCTCTTTTACCTGCAACACTCATATCAGTGCAGGGCGAGCCAAAAGTAATTATATCTACTGGTGGAAGTTCGGCACCGTTTAGTTTGTTTATATCTCCATAATGCTTCATCTGAGGGATTCTTTTTGCCGTAACCCGTATAGGAAACGGTTCAATTTCAGAAGCCCATAAAGGCTCTATGCCACAGAGAAGTCCACCTAAAGGGAAGCCACCGCTGCCATCAAAAAGTGAACCGAGTGTCATTTTAATCATCCGCATTCACCTCGCTGTATAATGTTTTGATGTTGCATTTTTTAAGCACCCAAAAGTATGAATGATACTTACGGGCATGTTTTTGATTTTGCTGCCATTTTGCAATGATCCTGTTTTTAGAAAGTAAAATAAACAGATCAACAGGATAAAACCCTAAGTCAATTGCTGTGTTATATATAAAGCAGTGGCTGAAATACTGCTTGCCACTGCTAACTTTATCCTGGCATTTGAAAATCAATATGCCGTCCGGTTTTAAAATTCTGTAAAACTCCTTCATTGCATTTTTGTAAAACTTAAACAAAGATAGTTCATTGTCATAAACACTAAAACGCTTATTGATTACATTGCTGTTATCAGATTTATTAAGGCTACTTCCTGTAGTAGCAAGAAACGGAGGGTCAAATATAATGGAATTTAAACTACAATCCAACAGAGGGAGTTTTTCAGCATTTGCTATTATTACTCCATCCATTTGTGGATTGATATCGTACTTGTATATCGGCTTTTCTATATCTGTGTTTTCATAAAAGCAACCTTTGGAATAGGTGGGGTCGCAATCTATCCTGTTGTTTTTAGAATGAAGTTCAAGTATATTTTTAATTATTTCTTCCTGTGAATATGAAATGCTTTTTATCATGTCTGTAACTCTGTTAATTCTTTATAAGTAAATTGTTTGTTATCTCTGCTGCAAAAAACATTATTGTCATTTCCAATTTGTTCAACATACCTTTTCACAATAACATCACAGTACTTCTCATCAAGTTCAATAGTGTAGCATATTCTGTCTGTCTGCTCACAGGCAATGAGCGTACTTCCTGAACCTCCAAAGGGGTCAAGTATGATACAATTAGTTAAGCTTGAATTCATAATAGGGTAAGCTACTAAAGCCACAGGTTTCATGGTTGGATGGTCAGCACTTTTCTTTGGCTTTTCAAATTCCCAGATAGTTGTCTGCTTACGGTCGGAATACCAGAGATGCTTACCTTTCTTTTTCCAACCAAAGAGCACTGGTTCATGCTGCCACTGATAAGGGGAGCGACCAAGGACAAGTGACTGCTTTTTCCAGATGCAAGTACCGGAAAGATAAAATCCCGCATCTGAGAATGCTCTTCTGAAATTTAGTCCTTCAGTGTCTGCATGGAATACATAAATAGAAGCGTCCTTAGCCATTGCTGCTTCGGTGTTTGTGAATGCCGCAAAGAGAAAATCATAGAATGCTTCGTTATTCATATTATCATTTTTGATTTTGCCGGCAGTTCCTTCGTAATTCACATTGTACGGAGGGTCGGTAACTACCAGATTGGCAGTTTTTCCATCCATCAACATAGTGAAAGTATCAGCCTTAGTGGAATCTCCACAGACCAGTCTGTGCTGCCCAAGCATCCAAATATCTCCTAAATGAGAAACAGCGGGCTTTTTCAGCTCGCTGTCAACATCAAATTCATCTTCTTTTATTTTATCCTTAAGAGAATCCTTGAAAAGGTCATCTAACTCTCCAAGGTCAAATCCTGTCAAAGAAACATCGAAATCTGAAGAAATTAAATCAGTTATAAGAAGTGCTAACTTATCTTTATCCCAATCACCGCTTATTTTATTCAGTGCGATGTTAAGCGCCTTTTCCTTTTCTTCATTCATTTCAACAACTACACATTCAATTTCATCCATGCCCATACTAAGCAGGACTTTCAATCGCTGATGACCACCAATAACTCTGCCAGTGGTTTTATTCCATATAACGGGTTCTACATATCCAAACTCCTCAAGAGAGCGTTTCAGCTTTTCATATTCCGGGTCACCGGGTTTTAAATCCTTTCTTGGATTATACTCGGCAGGGATAAGCTGTTTAGTTTTAATCTTTTCAATCAACATACTTTTCTACCGCCTTTTTTAATTCGCTATATTTATTGACATCCTCCCAAGGAAATAAGAAGCTATTAAAGTGACCGTATACTGCCGTATCGGAGTAATGTACATTTCTTAGTCGTAGCTTTTCAATAATTGCTGCTGGTCTTAAATTAAAAACATCCTGTGCAGCAAGGGCTAATATTTCATCAGAAACAGTACCGGTTCCAAATGTATTTATTGAAAATGCCACTGGGTTCGCTTTACCAATGGCATATGAAATATTAACTTCACATTTCTTAGCATAATCGCACCATACTATATGTTTTGCTATATAACGAGCCATGTAAGCGCCGCTTCTGTCAACCTTGGTAGGATCTTTGCCACAAAGGGCACCTCCACCGTGGGATGCAAGTCCACCATAAGTATCGACCATGATTTTTCTTCCGGTAAGGCCTGTGTCCGCTGAAGGTCCGCCTTCCACAAATCTACCTGAAGGATTTATGAGTATTTCAGTTTTATCATCAAAAGGGAAATCTTCAAAACACTGCCATAAGACATTGTTAAGAATATCTACCTTAAGTTCATCCTGCATTTTATCCTTATCATGTTGTACGGATACAACAATGGTCTTAACTCGCATCGGCGTATCATTTTCATATTCTATAGTAACCTGAACTTTGCCATCAGGGAATATACCCTTTATAAGTTTTCCTTTACGGCAATCATCAATCCGTTTAACAATGCGATGAGAAAGTACAAGAGGCAGGGGAAGCATCTCTTTTGTTTCTTTTGTGGCATAACCGTACATTGTTCCTTGATCACCAGCTCCTATCGAGCCATACTGCTCGCTGATACCGTTTCTTGCTTCCAAGGCAGTATTAACTCCTGCTGCAATATCTGTACTTTGATTATGTACATATACATAAATCAAAAATTTTAGTGGGTTGTATCCAACTTCACTAAGTGTGTTTTTTATAACATTGCGAATATTGATTTTCTCGCTGCAGGTGATTTCGCCCGCTACGATAATTTTACCCTTGGTAGCCATTACTTCACACGCTACTCGAGAAGCTTTGTCTTTACGAAGACATGCATCCAAGATGTTATCTGCGATTAAGTCACAGAGCTTATCCGGGTGTCCCATGCAGACACTTTCTGCTGTTTTGTAAGATATCATAAATTTCTCCAATCTGTTTTTATTTTCCTTTCCTTGCTTTGAGCAATCTCTCCATTACATCATCTTGAGGATTTGCTCCAGCATATTCACCGGTGCAGTTTTCTTTGACAATCTGAAAAATTTCCATCCACAGACGGTTTGTTTGATTCATGTAATTTTGACCCATGGCAACATATGGACTTTGAATGGCATTGCCTGTTGTCGGATGCTTTGCTAAGAAACCATATTCGGTAACTGCTTCTTCACACTGAATCCATCTTGCCACACTCATTGCATATCTTTCTAAAAGCTGAGGGGATACTAAGGCAGCACATCCACGGTCATTTAGCCACATCCATGTAGCTTTATATATTTCACTCGCAACAAGTGTTTTACCGTCTTTTTGTATAGCTTCGAGCATCTTGTTTGGCTCAGGCATTTCGAGTCCTTTCAAGTCTGCTGTATCCTTAAATTCTATAACTGTTAATTTTCTGCCTCCGGGATTGCCTTCAGCTATTTTTTCAGCTAACGGTTTCTTTTTTGCACCCGCACCTACACGAGCACCACCTCGGTTTGTACCGTCCTTTGCCAATCAGTTCACCTCACTTTGTAGTTTTGGGGCTATTCCCACGTTTGAAACTGCGTTTTTTAACACGCGACCCCACGCCGCTGTCCGAAAATTTTTGTTTTGAAGATTTTACCACCCCCCATTACGCAACTATTTTTTAATTCTGAACATACTAAGTTGATGGAGGTGTGTAAAATGACTGAAATCGAATATTTATTAGATGATATTGAAAAACTTAAAAAGAATTTAAATAATCTGATTGCAGATGAAAAGTCTAATCTTCAAGATCCAGAGATTATTGCTGCAAGCCAGATTCTAAATGCGGCAATCACAAAATATAATGAGATTGTCTCAAAGAAAATAAACAAATAAACTCAAAATAGAAGTCGGGATAACTTTCACCGACTTTTATTTTCCCCATCGTCCACCTTCACTTGCAGTTATAGATGAGTGACAAGACTTACAAAGAGACATAAGGTTATACGTTTCATTACTGCCACCTTTTGACAGGGGAAGGATGTGGTGTATTTCTTCTGCAGGGGTAAGCCTTCCTTGTTTTTCGCACTCCTTGCAGAGAGGGTGAGCTTTAATATAGCGGTCTCTAATTCTTTTCCATGCACGACCATATCGTTTGTTGGAATTAGGGTCACGTTGATATTTATTGTAGTGCTTGTTCACTTCTTTTTGATGCTGAGTGCAGTATTGTTCTCGTTCAGCAAGCCGACCACAGCCGGGATAAGCACAGGGGCGCTTTGGTTTATATGGCATCGGTCCACCTCCTTTTTGGGCATAAGAAAAGCCACTGCGGATTTCTCCTGCAGTGGCTAAGACAATATAATCTCTCAATTATATAATACTAAAAAATTCAACTGCACTCAAGTGGACTTATGTGGACTTTACTATCCACTTTGAAGATTTTCTTCTATTAAGAACAGCATTGATGCCTGGAATCAATCTGGTGACATTCTTATTGATGTTGTCGGTAGGGATTCTAATTATCTCCCAACCTTCGCCAAGCTTATTGGTTATAACCTCATCACGGATGTTCTCATAATCTAGCCTGTCTTTGCCATGATAAATCTTACCATCAATCTCAAGGGCAACATTCATGTCAGGCAGAATGAAGTCAACGGAGTAGTCGAAGATTTTAACCTGATGGAATGCTTTAACACCACGGTGGATAAGTTCAAGTGCCACCATAATTTCTTCCGTGCTCTGATACCATCCAGGCTTACTTAGGTTCTGCTTTACTATACTGATAGCATTCTCATAGGATTTAATGTCAGTAACCTTAGATATTCTCTTGACTGCATTTTCCAGCTTCTTCTGTTTCTTATCTGTGCTGATTGCATTTCCTTCTTCTCGTGTCTGTCGCACCAGTTCAGTTCTGCAGTCCTTGCAGGTGTATTGAGTACCACGAATATAAGACCAGCTATAAACCAGTGTACTACAGATATGGCAGGGTGGGTAATAACAATTATAATTATTCTTGTCCTTACGGATGGTAATTCCATCTTCTATAGCTTCATGCCAACTCATTTTTATTCTCCTTTCCAGATATAACCGCGTCCACAGCTCTAAGTGCTTTACGGTGAAGCTTCAGCACCCAGCTTACAGAGTAATCAAGGTCGTAGGCAATATCTTCCCAAGGCTGATAGCATAGATAACGCTTCTCAAGAATTAGCCTGTATTCAAGATTATTTACACTTTGGATTATCTCAAGGATACTAATTTTGTAATTCAGTAGTTGGGCAAGATCATCATTTAAATTGTTTTTAATATCAATAATCTTACAGACAGCATCTGCCATCTGAGATACAGATGAATTGGTGTTACGGGGCATTCCAGTTATGGCTGAAGTACAGTTCATAGCCATGTTTTCTAAGGATGCTACTTGTTCAAGCTTACTGTTTATACGCTGGTCAAGACGATAGGCCTGACCTAAAAGTTCTTTTGCTGTCATCATATTACCTCCTCCTTAAGTTTACGGATAATCATATCTGGATCAACAGTAGTAAGTGATGCATACCAGTCGGAACGGAAAAATTGCTCCACTTCCTTTTTTATATATAAAACCTTTGAGCTCTGAGGGTGTTTGTTTAATTTCTTTAAGGCAAGGCGGTAGTCTTTAACAGCTTGTAGAATAATGGCATTTGCCAATCTTTCATATACATCATTCATAGGTTTTACCTCCTTGCAGAGTTACTCTTACTGCATCAATTAATGCAGATTGTGTTTTATCCTTATTCTTAAGAGCCTTTATTACACCTTCGTCAATGGTTCCTTTTGTAATGATGTGGTGAATTACTACTGTTTCACGTTGACCTTGTCTCCAGAGCCTTGCATTAGTTTGCTGATAAAGTTCTAAACTCCATGTCAGTCCAAACCATACAAGTGTTGAGCCACCGGCCTGAAGATTTAAACCGTGTCCTGCAGATGCAGGATGAATGATTGCAACAGGTATTTCACCGTTGTTCCAAGCTATGATGTCCTTTGAAGTCTTGATTTCACGGACCTTGAATCTCGCCTTGATTCGATCCATATCGTGATTATACCAATAGGCAATCAGGACAGGTTTTCCGTTTGCCCCTTCTATTAAATCTTCAAGAGCATCAAGCTTTCGATCATGTATAAAATGGACAGTTTTATTTTCATCATATATAGCTCCGTTTGCCATCTGAAGAAGTTTACCTGAAAGGACTGCAGCATTCATAGCATCTATCTCCTCATCACCAAGTTCAAGCAACATGTCTTCACGAAAGCTTTCATATAAAGACTGCTCCTTTTCATTCAGATACACAGGCACTTCATTAATAACACATTCCGGCATTTTCAGAAAATCCACTGATTTCATGGAAATGGTTATATCAGAAATAAGCCTATATATAGCATCTTCAGCACCATGTAAGGGTTTATATGAAAATATCATCTGCTGATTTCGCTTGTCTGGGGTAAAGAAGCAACTACGGTAGTGAGTTATATATCTGCCCAGTCTTTCACCCATGTCAAGAATACGAAACTCTGCCCACAAATCCATCAATCCATTACTTGATGGTGTGCCCGTAAGACCCACAACACGTTTTACATGTGGTCTGACTTTTAATAAACTCTTGAACCTCTTCGCACTATAGGACTTAAAGGATGAAAGTTCATCTACAATTACCATGTCAAAGGTAAAGGAAATATCACTTTTGTTTATTAACCAGTCTACATTTTCTCTGTTTATAATATAAATACTTGCAGGTTCTTTAAGTGCCGCTAAACGCTCCTGCTCTGTACCTATTGCTAATGAATAGCTAAGTCCTTTAAGGTGATCCCATTTATTTATCTCAGCAGGCCATGTATTTTTAGCAACTCTTAAAGGGGCAATAACCAGAACCTTTCCTATTTCAAAGCTATCAAGACATAAATCGAAAATGGCGGATAATGTAATTACTGTTTTATCAACCTAAGCCCATATCCAAAAACAAGGCTGCAACTGAATGATTTAAAATATGGTCGATTGCAAATTCTTGATAGTTGTGTGGTATGAACTTCACTAGGCATCACCTCCAATCTGATTAAGTATAATGCTTATCATTTCTATGCTATCAACCACATAACAGGCAAATCCTAATTTCTGTAGTTGTTTTATTCTTCTAACCTGCAGCGGCCTTAGTTTTTTCCCGGGTGCCTTTAATTCTACAAATGCCATCTTCCCATTTGGTAACAGCACCAATCTGTCTGGTACTCCATCAAACCCAGGAGATGTGAATTTTGGACAAATACCATCCAATTTTTTCACTTGTGTTATGAGCTTTTGTTCTATATGTTTTTCAAGCATTTCTTGCCTCCTTTTCGTCAGTGATAAATGTAGTGTGCAGGTCTGTGAAGGCTATTTCTATAACTTATATATAGGCTACTTTTTTATGCCTTAAGAGAGGTTTATAATATGACCTGCTCCGACCTTCACATTTAACGAAGATTGGCTTATTTCAAGAACTCTGTCTTTAGTCTTAGTCCTTTTACAATAATCCCCATCCTTGTTTTTTGCCTTTCTAATCCAGTCGCATCAAGAGCCGTATAAAAGTCAGTTGTACTTCTTGCATATTCTCCAGTGCGAATGCAGAATGCACGATATTCGCTGTATACCTCTCCGGATTTTGACGTATATGTTTCGTCAATCTCACAACATTCCACAAGAAAATGTGAAAGCCAGTCATTGTTTTCCTTATAGACCTTTATTGCGTCTTTAACTTTCTGAGGGGGTTCAATTCTATATGCATCCTTTATAGCTTTTTTTGCCCCTTCAATAATCCAGGTAAGAATCGCACCACCTGCGTTTTCGAAAAGATAATCCGCATAATTCTTTATATCTTCTTTGCCTTCAATCTTTGCTGCAAAAGGAATAACAATCAACCTTCGCCATGTACCTTTATCAATTGCCCCAACCTTTGGCAGGTGATTGGTATACAAAACAAGTGTATGGCTTGGAATATAGCTGAATGGGTCTTTATATTTCTTTTCAGCATAAATTTCATCGGTGGAGCAAAGCTGTTTGACATTGGAGGTATTAAGACGCATACCTTCCTCCATTTCAGCTGCAATAAGTAATCTTTTCCCCTTCGCCTCGGCTAACTCTGGTTTTACATTTCTCCGACAACCTACTGTCAACATATCAGCTGAGATATTTCCGCTATACGAACCAAGAACTCTTGATACTACATTCCAAAATGTAGATTTACCATTACGGCCTTCTCCATAAGCAATAATTAATGCCTCCACATAAACTTTACCAATAGCTGAAAGTCCTACGATTTTTTGCACATAATTTATTAAATCTTCATCACCTAAGAAAAATGTATTTAATGCATCCTCCCATTCATTTGCACCCACATCATTTGGATCTAATGCAGTCTCTTTAGTTATAAAATGTGAAGCATCATGCTCCATTACAAAACATATTCCTTTTCTTAAATCGTAAGTAGCTGATGGCGTATTTAACAAAAACTCATCTGCATCAAGAGTTCCTTGTTCAATTTCAAGCATAGGGCGCACTTCCCTTAATGCTGATGTGATATATTTTGAATCTCTTCGTTTGATTGCATAATTTCTGTAGAAATTAGCTGCCTCATATATATCAAAAGAACGTGACTGCTTTTCATTAAAAGCATTTATGGCTTTCTTTGGTCCCATTGCTGATAAAATTTCCACGGCACCATTCTTAGTCATTTCAGCCATTGCCTTTTTCATTTCTGTTTCAGCCTCTTCAAGTTGCCTGGTGGTTAGCTCCTGTGCAATTGCCTGCGACTTTGGTTTTGACTCCTCCCAAAAGCTACCGTTATATACGATATAATCTGTGGACGGTGAGTATCTGAGTATATTCTTATATTCTCTTGCAAGCACAACCGCCTGGCCAACATCAGAGAAATCATAGGGCTTTAATATAGAATCTGAATTATATGCCTCCGGGGGAATATAATCTTTTTGTAATGTCACACGTTTCCCAAAGCTCACAGCACTACTCCATATTAGCTTTAGTTCACTATCTTCAAGAGGTGGATTGCATTTTTTTGCCTGCAACAAAAACAGCGCATATGCTTCATTGGTGTTTCCATAACGCTTTATTACTTTTCCGGCATAATGGGACATTGTGCTGTTTCGTTTCCCCTCAGGCACCTCTTCTTGTTCATTATCCCAATTAGCAAAAGCCATCTCTTCTAAAAACTCATCTATACTTTTATTACCTTCATATAATTCCACATCAGCATTATCAGTTCCAAAAAGCAGTCTTGCACTGTCAAGAGCCTTTGTATCGAAGTAGGGAAACACCGATACAATCCGCTGTTTTAAGGTGACATATTCATCTTGGTCTGTTGTTTCCTGTATCATGAAGTAAACGTGAAACCTCGGACGGGCTGATTTGCTGCCTTTTTGCTTCATATGATTTCTGCTGTAAACCACCACAAAGGGAACATCTAAAAATGTGGTGGCTACATCAACCGAGGTAACCCAATCTTTCGGATTGTCCGAATGTTCATTGTCACAATCAAGTGCTGCATTATCTGCCCTAATAAAATTAGCATTGCTGCGGTAGTTTTCTTTATATTCTGCAGTAACATGGTCAAACTTGCTTGCTTTAAGTATTGATTCCTTATCCGTGATTACGGCTTTTTTGGGATAAATGCAGTTTGAAAGATTGCCTGTACAATCCGCTGTATATAAAGTAAACTTAATCATTCAAAAACCTCCTCATATCCCTCATTAAAATACCTGACATTCTGTCTGCGTTTTTTAGCTACTTCAATCTCTCTTACCATACCGCTTGATATTGTACTGCCAAGCACCCATACCTCGGAGCATTTTCCCATGAGCACGATATCCATAAAAATCGCAAGTTCCCTCTCTTCTATATCCTCATCATCCATAAATTGTGGAAACAGAAGATGCGGGGCAATCGGAATACAATTTTGCTCTAAGGCAAACCTACAAAAGCTACGAGCCTTATTAACATTTTCCTCTACATTGCCTGAATAGGGAGAACATATATATACAAGTGGCTTAAAGGCAGATTTCTTCTCTGCCTTCTCCTTTTTCATAATGTTTGTTAGTGCTTCATGTGGAGTTGGGTCCCTGTAACCTTCAGGATTGTACTTATTTATTCCCATTACACACCCTCCATTTCTATCTGTGGCAGAATGCCGTCTGACTTCATCAATTCGTAGATGAAGAGTCTGCCTTTTTGTGTCCAGTAGGTATGAACCTTTGTGTGTTGTTCACCTCTACTTCCAAGATAACTGTGCGTCTTGGTGCTGGTATAGCCATTTTCCGCATACTTCTGATATAAAAGCCAGATGTCACCTTGCTTAAACTGGATGCCCTTTTCATGTAAATAACGGTTCATCCATATAGCCGACTTACCATAGTCCTTAGCAATTGCTGATGTAGAAATAAGGTCTTTGCAATTTAGTACCACATCGAAATATGATACTTTCGGCTTCATTTCTGTAATCTGCTGATTCTGAATAGCAATGGTTCCTTCAAATAGTTTATTTTGATGTCTTACAAGGATAAGTTGCTGATTGGCATACTGTAATGCCTTCGCCATGATTGCCTCTGGGGAATTCCATGCTTTTTCTAACTCCAAGAAATACTGCCTATACCTTTTTCCAATTTCGGTACGTTGAATCATACAGATTTCCTTTGCCATATCTATGGTCAGCTGATGTTCAGTGAGTGGCTTGCCTGGTAACCCATCAGACCTATTTCTCAAAAATGAGAGATAGTCAATTCCTTCTGAAAAACCATATTCGCACATTCTGGGAAACCAATCTGCATACTTTGTAGTTATCTGTAAAGCAGCGTGTAAATCTCGACCACTTACAGTAGGTCGCTCACTGTCATAATTGATTTTTATTAATTCGTCCATACGAATTACCTCCTGTTTTTATTATCAGAGAGGTTTGCCCCTCTAATTAATAGCCACAGGAGGTAATGAAAGTTGAGGACTTTAAAAATTCTTTTAATCTTTTTTATAAAATTCACATTCGTATCCATCAGCACGAAGTAATAGTCCTTTTGCCCAATACGGCGTTATAGCCATTTGTTCACACACTGTCTGCAGTGACAACTGATGGTCAGCTTCAATAATTATTTCATCATGAACATGTGCTACAATGGAACAATTCTTTAATGTCTGCATGGCATTACACAAAATATCACGACTTATTGCCTGAACTATATTTTCAACGAATTTCGGTCCGTAGGACTGTATTCGTTCCCACTTTTTTGTTCCTCCGACACCTTCGTAAGTCACACACTCTGAATCAAATTGGTTAGTGCCGATGCGTGGTTTTACATAAGCGAGGTGTCTACCTGAAGGAAGTACTATAAATAGCATTCCGCTTTGATATATGAATTTAATTCCATGTGTTTCAGTGCGTGTTCTCTGCTTAATACATACTTTTACAGCATTGTCAACAGTCCACCAGAAACGAACAATATTTGGATTGGCAGCCCGCCAAGCATTAACAAGAGGTTTAAGCTCTTCTTCAGTTAGACCCATTTCAAGTGCCCCCATTGCTATTAAGGCACCAACTGATCCACCGTAGCCACAGGCTAAATCTGCTACTTTACCTTTTTGCCTTAAAGGACTTTTTTTATCAATTTCCTCAATGGGAACATTAAACATCTGACTTGCAGTTGCTGTGTATAAATCATTTTTCATACTATAAGCATCAAGCACCCATTTTTCATCTGCGAGCCAAGCTAACACAACTCTCTCTATAGATGAAAAGTCTGCAACAATAAATTTATATCCTTCTTCGGGAATGAAAGCGGTACGGATAAGCTCTGATAGCACCTCAGGCACAGAATCATAAAGGATTTCTAAAGCAGTAAAATTTCCGCTTCGAACTAAAGCGCGAGCCTGTTCTAAATCGGGCATATGGTTTTGAGGAAGATTTTGCAACTGAATAATCCTTCCAGAATATCTCCCAGTTCTATTTGCTCCATAGAATTGAAACATCCCATGAGCTCGTCTATCAGAACACACTGCATTTTCCATAGCTTGATATTTCTTTATGGATGATTTTGCTAATTGCTGCCTAAGAATAAGCACTTCCCCAAGTGAGGTAGGTGCGGATTCTAATAACTCTGCAACTGCTTTTTTATCAAGAGTTTCAGTTTCGAGTCCATTACCTGCTAACCATTCTTTTAACTGTTGTACTGAGTTTGGATTCTCTAAGTTAGTAATATCTTGCATAATAGCAGTTAATTTTTCACGAGAATGCTCACCAATGGCAACTGCTTGTTTTACAAAATCCATATCTATAGCAATGCCGCGGTCATTAATTTTTTGGTCAAGGTGATATTCTGCCCAGATATTCTCAGGCACCGGGAACTTGGATAATTTCTTTTGTATCTGTATCTCAACCTCAACATCACGTAGGTTATATGCTATAAAACATTGCCATTTATCCATATCATGTTCCGGCAAATTACGAACCCTTCCCCCATTAACTTTAGTAGGAGGGCAAGGTGAGCAGAAATGTTTGATTAAGTTTTTCCCTTCTATCAATTTTTGTTTTTCTAATCCTAAAACAGCACCGACACCTTCAAGGGATAACGGCAATCCTAAAACTGCTGACCATACCATTGAACATTTCCACGATGCAGGGTCAATATATTCCCCTGCTGGAAACCCAAGATGCTTTGACAGGCACACTCTTTCAAACATTGAATTAAATGCCCACTTAACAATAGAATCATCCGTAAGAGCATTAATAATTTCATCTGGTAGTTCACCTCCAATAGTTAGGTCAACAACCATTACTTCACCACCGTCCACAGAATAACCAAATAGCAGAATTTCAAAATCATCACTCTCAGCATAACGATAAACACCTGCCTTTTGTAGATTAACACTTGAAAATGTCTCAATGTCAACAGATATTGATTTCATATATTTCCATCCTTTCCAATGAAACAAGGTGACAGAAAAGTGTCTCCGCCACCTATTTCATTTATATCTTTTATTCTAAAAAGTTATTATCTTCAACAGTGGTGAAATCTTCCGCAGCATTTGTTCTGTTGCCTAAGGTTTCGCCATCTTTAATCTTCTGAATATTGCCAAGACCACAGGCCACACCTTTATTGCCATTTGAATTGAAAGCATAAAAATTAAGTGATACTCTTGCATAGCAACCACTATATACCTCGTTGCGGTCAAGTATAGGTCTTACTGCTTTGTCTACAATCTGAGGTGGAGTATTGCTGTTGGCATTTATAAAATAATGACCTTTGTAAGCTTCGTCATCACGCTCCGCATCGCCATCCCTAAGTGGTAGCTTAATGGCAGTCTTATTTGGCTTCTTTCCACCAAACTTGGCAAGACCTTCTTCAATAGCTGCATCTATTGCAGTATTTATTGCATTGATAGTTTCCTTATCTGTTTTAGGAATTAACACTGACACGCTGTACTTTTCCGCTCCTCCATTTATGGATACAGGCTCCCAACCATGAAAGTATGAAAGACGAGTGTTTACACCAGTTATAACTTTTGTTCTGTTTTGATTATTCATTTTCATTCTCCTCCAATATTTCGTTAAATTCGTTTTTTACGTTTGATACATTCATTGACAGACGCTTATCAGAAATCGGAACCAGAGTCGGTTTTCCCGGTGGTTTATATACGAGGTTTCCTAAGATTTCCTCAAATTTCGTCTTGCCCATAAGTTTTTGCATTTCTGTAAGTGTAATAAGACTTTGACGGTATATATCCTTGTAGCCGCATGCCTTGGCTGTTTCAGCCACAGCATTTTCATCCTTATATTTCCGTACAGAACGTCCCTCTACTACCTTAAAGCCACTCCACTCCTTACCGTGATTAACTGCAGCATCTGTAGCAAAAGAAATAATTTCATTTGCCCACTTTGTTAGGTCGGATAATTTTGATAGAATATCCTCAATTTCAAAGTCTGTAAGTAAGGGTGGCATTTTAAATTCGTGTTTCGCTATTTCTAAATTATATTCTGAACGTGCTCGGCATTTAACAGCCGCCCTACAAAAGGTACACCACTCACCGGGAAGATATTCACCTTCTCCTTCAAATGCCATCAATGCCTTTGGTTTTAGTTCATCTTCTGCCCAGTTTTTTAATTCCTTTACGGATATAGTCCATGTGCTGACATTCTCCCTACGTGGTTGGAAGATGGTCATGGAAACCTCCTCAATGTCATATAGGCTATCGTAGATTTCCAAAGCTCCAAGTGCATACAGTTTCATCTGCGGGTTATCCACCACATCTACCAACACTCCCATGCCATACTTAAAATCGATAATATGAAGCCTTTTATCGGCAATGATGATGCAGTCACCGGTTCCGAATCCCTGCGGCACATAACAAGAAAAATCAAGACGTTGTTCAATAAGTACCAGCGGGTCCGTACAGCATTGCTTTGCAATTTCAAGTTGTTCCATTACAAATTCTACATAGGCATCACAGTGTTCTTCCATTTCATCAGTGTTATAATTTGAAACTGGTCTCTTGCTCCTTATGCGAAGTGCCTTTTTTAGCTTATGTTCACAAAGAGCGTGAGCGGCGGTACCTTCAGCCGCTGCGTTGGATTCATTATTTGCAAATTCTAACTCCAATCTTGCAGATGGAAGGCACTGAAGCCACCTGTGTGCTCCAGATGCTGAAAGTATTGCGTGATTACTCATTTCTAAGTACCTCCGCATCCTTTAAAACATCTGCATAATACTCGGGTGCAATTTCACTTAATTTGGTGCCGCCATATTTTTCAATTATCTTTCTAACTTCAGCTGTAAAGCCGGCTTGGCTCTTTTCAGCAAGTTTTGCTCTGACCTCCTCTAACGTGATTTCCTTTTTCTTTGGTTTAGGATTTTTTTCATTTTTAACTGGTTCAGTTATTTCGACAGGTTCATTGCCCGCCATCGCATCAGCAACTGCTTGTATACTGCCTGCCAAAGAACGCATATCTGAAACCACATCAAGAAGTAGCTTTATTTTGCTCATGGTTTATTCCTCCTTCCTCAGTCTCACAGATGGAGAGTTCCTGTACCCTATCACCTGGGACAAGAATAGTTATTTTTTGCTTATCACCAAGTAAGAAACGAAGGAAACGCTCCCTTATGGTGATATTGCGGCAGGTTATAATCCCGCCATACTGTGGATGTTTTGAAACACTGATTTTCAAATTGTGTCTCATATTGTTCACCTCTTTCCGAGAGCGTTTATTCGTTGCCCTCTATTTATTAGCCTTGGGAAGAAGTGAAAGTTGAGGAATTTGGAAAAGCTTTTTTGAAATTCTTCTTTGCTGTATCTAGACGGTGTGAAATTGCACTCTTACTGACACCTTCACGTTCAGCATATTCTGTTACAGGAATCCCATCTAAGTAAATAGCAATCAAAGGTTCGGCATGTTTTGGTTTGAGGTTCTTGCGAATAACATCACAGACACATTCATACTCTGCTTGCTTCTCCCAAGTCTTTTCATCCGAATTGTCAGGGAAAAAGTCCATATGATCCGTCTCATCCTCGGAATCCTCATCCTTTCTAAAAGGTTTCTTTGGTATACCGTAGTGCCTGTCGAATTTGTGCCAGTTGTTGTATTCCGGTTTGTTGAACAGCTCATCAATAATTTCTTGTACAGAGCGACGAGTCACATTTTCCTGGTCTTCTGCAATTGAAAGGCGTTCTTCATAATCAGCATCAATCATAACGGTTAAGTCTTCGTCTGGTACCTCCAGATAGGTGGGTTTGTTGTCGTACAGAATTCTAATTCTCATTTTTTTGCATCCTTTCCGCCGGACTGCATTGGCGGCAAAGGATACACACAAAAAGGTCTGTGCTTTGAAGTACACAGACCCATTTATCCTAAAAAAGAGCGCAACAAGGGAAGGTACTTCTATTGCAACGCACCAGTTCCTGAGAATGGGTCGAAGCAATATGTATCCTTTGCCTTATTGCAAATCAGGCATTTGATATTTTTTTATAGACAGGAAGCGGTCGATTTTTCTTCTTACGAAGGACTTTTCCTTTGTCTAATTTAAATTATACTGATTCAAACACGATATGTCCTCAGCCACAACTCTGCTGTCGCTCCGCTGTGACTCAGCAATTTCATTTCCTTTTTCTTGTAAAAATTAAAGCTCAGCATTTGTAAAGTCGGAATCAGCATATTTAGATTTATGATTGTAAATAGCTTAGTAATTTGTTATAATAGTAAAGGTACACGTCTTTGAATACCATCCAGTAATGCATGGAGGCGATATTATGGGATTTAGTTATAACAAGCTTTGGAAGCTTTTAATTGATAAAAAAATGATGAAAAAAGATTTAATGGCAAAGACGAATCTAACATCAACAACGATGGCGAAAATGAGTAAAGATTTTCCAGTAAGCATGGATGTGTTAGCAAGAATATGTAAGGCTCTTGCAGTTAACATAGGTGACATTGTTGACTATGTTGAAGATGATACGCCAAAAAACTAAAATTATTGAAAAGGAGCGCAATATGTGAAAAAGTTATGTTTTGGTACTTTTGCAGCAGTTTTAAAGAAATGTATAGTAAAAAGAGTTACACAAAAGCGTTTGTTAGGTACAATGCTGCTTTCTATTGCGCCCAATTATGATATTCGTGGCGACGATGGTACAGTTTCAGATTTAATACTTGGAAAAAAAAATCTATCGCCCATCGTGACTGATGCTGCTCCAGAGGTAGATCCTCATGCTATCTCAGATTATTTTAAGCAAAACATCAGTTCTATGTTAGATAGCAACAAAAGGAGCCTCATCATTCTTGCTCTGAAAGACATTATTTTGTCTGACGATACTATTGAACCTGATACAATAGTTGAAAAAGTAAATGGTATGACAAAAGAGACATTATTAAGACATAATGCTTTTGTTTTAGAGGATTTCCTAGCTGGATTCTTTCTATATACAGTGCTCAATGTCGAAAACCGAAATTGTGAAGATAGTGTTATTGAAATAACCGATGAGTACATACAGTCTTTTGATAGTCAAAAAATGAACATAAGCTTTATCACGACTTATAGTAACTTTTCTATAGAGACTGCTCATGATATTGCGATTGATGCTCACACTTTGGTGTTATTAACAGAAACAGGTGGTAAATGTCAAAAGTGCAGCAGAATTTTAGGTGTGAAAAAAGATGCAAACGATGTTAACTATGCTAAGGTTGTTCGCCTGTCTGAAACAGATGACGTTGTTCTATGTGTTGACTGTGAACGCGAAATTCAAAATGCTTCTGAGGAAATAAAACTAGCTTTACTATCTGAAAAGCATGACTTGGAAATTCTTATGGCAGCTCGAGATGCAACCTCCAGATATACGATAGAAAAGCAAATTGAACAAGTACTTCGGGAAGTCGATTTAATGAATGTTACAGATGATACACAACTTAAAATCGAACCCGTTAAGGTTGAGAATAAAATTACTGAAAAGCGCTTGAGAGAACGGGTTCTTTTTGATGTTCGGCGGTTATATGAAGGGGTCAATGATGCATTAGATCGGCTTGCCGGCGAAAATAAATTAAACGTGGACAAGTTTGCTAAAAGTGTTAAGCGGATGTATGAAGATGCAAGCGAATCACATATATCACAAAGCGCTATTTACAACCTGCTTGTTGATACATTGTTTGAAAAGACAGGACGCAAATATAGAGAAGCATGTGAGATAATAATCTCCTACTTCATTCAAAGGTGTGAGGTGTTCGATGAGATTACCAAATAAAGTAACATCCTATGCAAATAGCATTATTGCCTTTTTCCCAGATATATTAGAGGCATTGGCACAACAGGATATGTCTCCAAAAAAACTTTTTGAATTAACCACGTTACGCAAAAATGACATGGCTGACTTTCTAAATGCCTTAGACTGCTTGTTTGCATTAGGTAAAATCGAACTTATTGAGGAAGGGAGGGTACTACGCTATGTTAAAAGAGATTCAATGTGAGAAATTTGCTACAGATCATCAAATTATCCAGTTTAACTCAGGGCTAAATACAGTTTTAGGCAGTGCAGGCGGCAGTAATGCTATAGGAAAATCAACATTTCTTTGGATCATAGATTATGCATTTGGTGGTAATAGCTACTACTCTCTGGCTGATGACATTAAAAAAGAAATAGGACCACACACAATATATTTTACTTTCGAATTTGATGAACAATTATACTATTTCTATAGAAGTACTGATGATCCTAAAAATGTTTATCGCAGTGATAAAGAACATCATTTTATTATGAAGTTAACACTTGACGATTATAAAAGCTTTTTGTTTCAGGAATATAAAATTGGACTTCCATCCCTTACGTTTTCAGAAATAACTGAGCGTTTTTTCCGTATTTATGGACGTGAAAACACGCTGGAAAAATATCCGTTGCTTATAAAACCTCGTGAGCATGACGAAAAGGCTGTAGATTTTCTATTAAAATTATTTGGACATTATAAAATTCTTGCTTCTATGAAAATAATGGAAGAAGAACTCGGAGTTAAAGCTTCTCAGTTCAAAGCTCGTCAACATCAGAAGGTTGACGTAGAGAAAATTGAAAACAATAAAAAAACTATTGATTCATTAAAGAAGAGACTCCAGAAGCTTATGAAAAACAATGAAATAGCTCAATTAGCAATGTTTGGTTATGATACTCAAACATTTGAAAGAATAACAACTGTTCAAAAAGAATTGAATAGCCTTGTACGTAAGCGTAATCGCCTGCAATCACAGTTAAATGCTATTAAAAGCAATATCAGCGATAGCAAAGTTGAGACTATAAGCGAATTTGAATCCTTGGTACATTTCTTTCCAAATGCTAATTTAAAAGGATTTGAAGAAATTGAACTTTTTCATCAGAAAATCAAGGAGATTTTAGGTGAAGAAATAGATCAGGAAATCGAGAGATTACAACCAATAATTAATCAATATGATATAGAAATTAGACGTCTCAATCATAAAATTGAAGAATCTGGTTTAGCTAAAGAGATGTCAGAAAGACTACTCTCCCAGTGTGTTAATGTATCCAGAAGTATTGAAAGACTTGAAGAGGAAACAGCCGAGTTGATTCATCAAAAAGAATTGCAAGATAATCGTGGTGAGGCAGAACATAAGCTAGAACTACTGTTCCTACAACAAACTGAAAAGTTGGATGAGATACAAAATGACATAAATATTCGCATGGAAATAATAAATGGTGTTGTAACTGAACAACAGGAAACTGCTCCTCTATTATATATCACTCCCCAAAAGGAAATTATCTTTGAAACGCCTGGCAATACAAGTGAAGGAACTGCATTTAAGAGTCTTGTTGTTTATGATTTAAGTGCACAAGAATTATGTCCAATCCCTGCGCTCATTCATGATTCTAATATTCTAAAGCGTATTGAGGATGTTCATTTAGAGCATATATTGGAAATTTATCAATCCAGAAGACGCCAGGTTTTCATAGCGTTTGATAAAGCTGATTCTACAACTGAGAAAGCGCATAAGATTATAGAGGAAACAGCAATTTTACGCTTATCGGACGGAAATGAACTTTTTGGTCGTTCGTGGAGTAAGTTCGAATCGAATGATTAAATATAGGAGGAACTAAATATGGCTGCAATTAATGATTTACTGCGTCAAATCCCCGATACTTCTTTGCGTAATCGCTTGGAACAAGAATTTGCACGCATATCAAAAAATAAAAAATTTGGACTTGTATTCGAGGAACATATTCCTGAATGTACTCCTCTTTACCAAGTTGCCATTAAACGTGGCTCTACGGTTGCACTAAAAACAGGTCACATTAATGATGTATATACAGTGCTAAAATTAGATGGAGAAAATGCACTTTGCCGTAACAAGGCATCAGGAGATATTATTGACAAATCACTAACAGAGTTAGTTTCAGTTGCTCAGTTCGGTGAACCAATATTCCCCACGCTTCAACCAATTGATTATGTAGATAATGCCCCTGATAGCAACTTATGGCATACAATTATTCAAGCTGACAATTACCATGCTCTACAGTTACTAGAATACTTATACCCAAAGCAGGTAGACTGCATTTATATTGATCCGCCATATAACACAGGTGCGAGAGATTGGAAATATAACAACGACTATGTAGATTCCAAAGATAACTGGCGTCACAGTAAATGGCTTTCAATGATGCAAAAACGACTTAAACTTGCAAAGCGGATTTTAAACCCTCAAACTGGTGTATTAATTGTTACTATTGATGAAAATGAAGTTCATTATCTTCGTACTCTACTTGAAGATATTTTTCCGGAGGCATACATCCAAATGGTTACTATTGTGATTAATCCAAAGGGTGTTGCAAGTGGAAAATTTGCTCGAGTTGAAGAATATGCTTTCTTTTGCTTTATGCCTCAAGCTCAATTGTCTAAACTTGAGGATTCAATGCTGGGTGAAAAAGAGACAACTAAGAAAGTTCGATGGTCAGTACTTCTGCGTTCAGGCACTGATGCTCAACGTGAAGATAGTAAAAATCAATTTTATCCCATTCTTGTTGATGCTAAGAGGCACCGCGTTGTAAAAGCGCTTGATTTCTTGCCACTGCCTGAACACCCTGATTTAGATGCAAAAATTGATGGATATGATGTTGCATGGCCTATTCGTACTGATAATTCTGAAGGAAGGTGGATGGTAAGTTCTGCAACCTTAAATGAACTGATAGAAAAGGGATTTGTGGCTTTGGGCGGATATGATAAAAAAAGAAAAACATGGGCTGTCCGTTATTTAAGTGAGAAAACAAGGAATCAAATTGATAGTGAAAAAATTTCTGTAATTGGGTATGATGAAGTAAAAAATATTGTTGAGGTAGAATATGTAAGTGATCGGACACAGGAGGTACGAACTGTATGGAATCGTGCTTTACATAATGCAGGCACATATGGTTCTGAAGCACTGTCAAAATTAATAGGACACACAAACAGTTTTTCTTTTCCCAAATCTTTATATGCAGTTCATGATACACTATCAACAATAGTTAAAGATAATCCAAACTCTCTTATTGTTGACTTTTTTGCAGGTAGTGGAACTACATTGCATGCTGTAAACTTGCTTAACGCAGAGGATAATGGAAAACGTCGCTGTATTTTAGTGACAAATAACGAGGTATCAGAGGCTGAATCAAAAGACTTAAAAAGAAATGGTTACAATCCTGGTGACATGGAGTGGGAAAAACATGGAATTTGCCGTGCGGTAACCTGGCCTAGAACAAAGTTTGCCATTCATGGAAAACGTGATGATGGCACAGTCTTAATGGGTGATTACTTCACTACTCAGACTGTATCTGATAAAGTCGAACGCTCATTCTATCATTTAAGTTTTGTTGATAATCCTGCAGAGTTAAATGTAAAAAAACAAATTGTTTCTTTGCTTCGTGATAAGAAAGGGAAAACACAATTACCGCAGACATTGATAAAATCAAATAGTAAATTCATTGTGTCTGATAAACACTCTGCTTCCATTATTTTTGATGAAACTGCTGTTAATGAATGGATTGATGCACTACAAGATAAGGATCACATAACAGACTTTTACATAGTTGCAAAAGAAGTTGCAATTTTTAAAGAAATTAAATCGCAAATATCTGACTTGCTTGGTTCTATTATTACAACATCACAAATTAAACGTCCAATGAGTGAGGGTTTTCCAACAAATGTTGAATACTTCAAGTTAGAATTTTTGGATAAAAACAGTGTGTCATTGGGGCAACAGTTCCGCGAAATACTACCATTACTTTGGCTAAAATCTGGAGCTTTAGGGAAGCGACCAGAAATAACCAACAATGATGAACCAGAAATGTTGATTCTTCCTGAAAATGGTTTTGCTATTTTAATTGATGAAACAAAGTTCTCTGATTTTACTGATAGGATATCTAAAGAGGAAAACATTCAAGCCGTCTATTTTGTAACTAACTCTGAAGAAGCTTTTCGTGAAATGACTGCTGGAATAAAAGTAAATAACACATACCAACTGTATCGCGATTATATCGATAACTTTGTGTTGGGAAGTAGGAGGGATTCATAAATGAGAGATATATTATTTCCTTTTCAGGAAACAGCCCTTGACGAACTACATGATAAAATCAAAAAGGCACATTTAATGTGGACTGAACGAGATCCACAGATAATTTCCTTTTCTTCACCTACTGGTTCAGGAAAAACAATCATTATGACAACACTTTTTGAGGATATATTATATGGTAGTGAAGACAGCATTGGAGAACCTGATTCTATTTTCATTTGGCTATCTGATTCACCGGAGCTTAATGAGCAAACTAGACTAAAGATTGAAAGCAAGTCCGATAAAATACGTGTTCGCGATCTATTAACAATTGATTCGAATTTCAATTCTGAGTTTTTTGAGGGTGGTTGTATTTACTTTTTGAACACTCAAAAACTTGGATCAGATAAACTACTAACAAGTAATTCTGATAAGCGTCAGTATTCTATTTGGGAAACACTCACTAATACTGCTAAACGAAGCCCAAAACAGTTTTATGTGGTGATCGATGAGGCACATAGAGGTACATATACATCCGTTCAAGCAGAAAACAAAGCTCAGTCAATTATGCAAAAATTTATTAAAGGCAGCAAAGATGATGGACTTTGCATCATGCCTCTAATTATTGGTGTTACTGCAACACCGCAAAGATTTGATAACTTGATAGCCGGAACGACATCAACGATTCAGAAAATCTTCGTTCCCCCTGAGCAAGTGCGTGAGTCCGGTCTTCTAAAAGATAGAATCATCATTCACTTTCCAGATATTCAATTAAGTGCGGACATGACCATGTTTAAAGGTGCGGTAGATAATTGGCGTAAAAAATGCGATCACTGGAAGACATACTGTGAACGCGAAGACGAGAAAATGGTAAATCCTATACTTGTTATCCAGGTTGAAGACGGGAATGATCGTGTCGTGACCCAAACTGATTTAGGAGTTTGTATTGATTTATTAGAAGAAACGTTGGGACGCAAATTACAGCCGAAAGAAGTTGTACATACTTTCAATGACCACAGTACTATTAAAATGCGTGACGTTGAAATTCATAAAATTGAAGCCTCACGAATAAATGAGGATGAAGATGTGAAGGTTGTATTCTTTAAAATGAATTTATCGACGGGGTGGGATTGCCCAAGAGCAGAAACGATGATGTCATTTCGCAGTGCGCAAGATTATACTTATATTGCTCAGCTATTGGGACGTATGATTCGTACACCTTTAGCAAGACGTATTTCCTCCGATGCTGAGCTTAATAGTGTCAGCTTGTTTCTACCATACTTTGATGAAGAAACAGTGAAGAATGTTGTCAATGCTCTACGTGATAGTGAAGCAGTTATGCCTACTGAAACAGGAACTAACAAAGAGCTTGTTACACTAGGAAGAAATTTAGAATATTCTGATGTTTTTGATGCGATGAATAATCTAATCACGTATCAGATAGATTCATCTCGTAAGAAAGCTCCTCTTAAGCTGTTAATGCAAATTTCTCGTGCATTGACCATGGATGGTATTGACTTGAAAGCCCAGAAAGTTGTCAAAAATACAATTTTGTCAAAAATGGATGAGGAAATTCTACGAATAAAAGAAAGCGGATACTTTGATAGTCGAGCAGCAACAATTACCGGATTTGCTCTTGGAACGCTGATATTTGAATATGGAGACAATGCCTATTCCTTTGACGATACATCACAAACTATGACAGTATCTGAATTTGATATCTCCAGACATTTTGAACAAGCCGGAAAATTATTGGGAGAGGGACTGCACAGAGAATATTGGATTAAGCACAGTACCCGTGAACATATAGATATAAAGAAAGAAATCATAGTTCTTACTAGTGACACAGATGCAATGGAGAGAATAAATGCCTATGCTGAAGAAGAATTCATTGCACTCTATGAGAAAAACAAGCGATCTATTGCTAAATTAAATGAAGCACGAAAGAATGTCTATGAAAGATTAATTAATTCCTCAACACAACCGATAGCCGTACCATGGATTTTACCAAATTCAATCGACTTTTCCGTGACAGATGATAGCATAAAATTCGAACAACACCTTTATTGTTCTGAAGATGGGGAATTTCAAGCATCATTAAATTCATGGGAATGTGGCATTATTGCAGAAGAACTTAATAACGGTGCTGTCTGTTGGCTCCGCAATGTTGATCGTAAAAAGTGGTCACTTGAAATCCCGTATGAGATAAGTGGTTTCACAACTCCTATGTTTCCTGATTTAATAGTTGTGAAATCTGATGCACAAGGATATATTTTTGATATTCTAGAGCCACATGATTCCAGCCGAAAAGACAATTACCCTAAAGCAGTAGGTTTAGCAAAGTTTGCAGAGAAGCATTGGGATAAATTTGGCAGGATACAACTAATCCGGCTAAAAAAAGGAGTAGATGGGCGCGAACATTTCTATCGACTAGATATGGGAAGAACAGCAATCAGGAATAAGGTTCGTGGCATTACATCAAATGAGGAGCTTGATAGAATTTTCGATGCAGATGCTGTGCGAGAAGACTAAATTATACATCTATCCTGTCTTCTCAACCCTTGAAATAAATCTATCCTGTCAACTCAACCCTATACAGTTGATATGTTCCCTATAACAATAAAAATAAGGGTCTCCAAACATTGACACCATTGGCAAAGAGCCAAAATGAAAATGCAATGTCTGGAAACCCTTTACTTGTGGGCATTTTAAGCCCTGCTATTTCTCAACCCTTGACATCAAGACAACACACTCCACATGCGGTGTAAGTGGGAACATATCAAATGAATTATTAAATAAGTTAGTAATAAGTTAATTTTATAAAGCAATGGATTTTTCGAGGGCTACAACCATTGAATAAGTTAAGTACCTTATACCGATGCCTTAGGCGTTAATTATTTCTCAATAATTACAATAACTAAATAACTCAGTTTCCTGTTACCGTCAGCTGTTAATAACTCAAGTTTAATTAAGGGTATTGGAATGTCAGCAATTTTGCTATAATACGAACAATGTTATATATATCTAGGATTTATATAAACTAGGGCGGTCGATACACTATTTAAAGTGCCGACTTCGCCCTATCTTCACCTTATAGCCTCAATATCTTCATTAAAATTATAATTTAAATTAATAGATTCCAACATTCTAGCTAAACCAATTTCATTAGTTTCTTTAATTGATAATTTAACAAAATCATTAAAATCAATAGGTATTACATCAATGTCATTAGGTATCTTCACTTTTAACAAACAATACTCTTCACTCCATAAGTTAAAAGCCTCAGAAACGCTTGGGTTATCTATCAAATAATTATATATTTCTTTAACATCTCGTATTTCACTACCATTTAATTTACCAAAACCAAATAGTATCCCCTCAAAATTTTCTGAATTTCTTAAATTATAAGCCTCTAATAATAATGGATATACAATTTTCATATCACCATATTTATTATTACATAGTTTAAAATTAGGATAATATTTCCCATCCTGTATAATTATCTTCAAAAGAAAATCGGTGTGGTAATTTAAGTTCATCTCTAACAGCTATCAACTCTTTTTGGACAGCATCTCCTACAGGGACCCCTTTGTCCTTACGTTCTAACCATGTATGATATTCCTTCTCACCTGCAGTGTAAATACGTTCTTTACCCGGTGCTAATTTAGAAGCACGAAGCTCCCTCAAAATATTACCAGCGATCTTTTTAAAACTATCTATTCCCATAAATGCTTCCGTATCTATAGCAATAAAGAAATGTCCCAAATGATATGGAACTTTCTCTCCCTGTTCTCCAATTCCAGTCAGCATTTTT